CTCCGGCCGGCCGACCTCGAGGCCCTCCGGCTCATGTGCGTGGCCGCCTGCCGGGCCCGCCAGGCCGCCGCCGAGGTGGACCGCCACGGCATCCTCGTCCGCGGCCAGCGGGGCCCGATGGTGAACCCGCTGGTCCGCCTCGAGCGGGACGCCACGATGACCTACCTCCGCCTGGCGGAGCAGTTCGGCCTCACGCTGGCCTCGAGGATGCGCCTCGGGCTGATGGTCCTGGCCGGCGAGTCGCTCGTCGCCGAGCTCAACCGCGACCTCGACGGCGGGTAGGCCGGGTGGCGCCGGCGAGGCGGGCCCGGGCGCCCCGGCCGGCGCCGGCCCGGCCCGCCGGCGAGCGGGTGGCTCGGTTCTACTCCCGCTACCTCCGCCACCTGAAGGGCCGGTGGGCCGGGGAGCCGTTCGTCCTCGAGCGCTGGCAGCGGGAGGGCATCGTCGACCCGCTGTTCGGCACGCTCGACAAGCGGGGCCTGCGCCGCTACCGGGAGGCGCTGATCGGCCTGCCCAGGAAGAACGGCAAGTCGGAGCTCGCCTCGGGCTTGGCCCTCTACCTGCTCGTCGCCGACGGCGAGTTCGGCGCCGAGGTCTACTCCCTGGCCGGCTCGAGGGCGCAGGCCCGGATCGTGTTCGGCAACGCCCGGGACATGGTGCTCGCCTCGCCGATGCTGCGCGCGATGACGAAGGTCTACCGCGACGCGATCGAGGTCCCGGAGACCGCCTCCGTGTACCGGGTCCTGTCCGCCGACAGCCGGCTCGCCCACGGCTACAACCCGCACGGGGCGATCGTCGACGAGCTCCACGTCCACCCGACCGCCGACCTCTACCAGGCGATGGCGACGGGGACCGGCGCCCGCCGCCAGCCGCTGATCGTGTCGATCACGACCGCCGGGTGGCAGCGGGGGACGATCGCCCACGAGCTCTACGAGAAGGGCCGCCGCTCCCGGGACCCCCGGTTCTTCTTCCGCTGGTGGGAGGCGCCGGCGGGCTGCCGCCTCGACGACACGCGGGCGTGGCGGAAGGCGAACCCGGCCCGGTGGATCACCGTCGACTACCTCCGGGGGCAGATGCGGGCCCCGGGGATGCACGAGTCGGTGTTCCGCCGGCTGCACCTGAACCAGTGGGTCGGCTCGGAGCGCCGCTGGATCGCCCAGGAGGTGTGGGACGCGGGCGGCGGCCGGCCCGTCCTGTCGCCCGGCGACGCGGTGTGGGTCGGCGTCGACGCCGCCCCGAAGCGGGACACGACCGCGGTGGTCGTCGACCGCCGCGACGACGACGGCGTCCACCACGTCGTCGCCCGGGTGTGGGAGGCCGACCGGCAGATGGGCTATCTCGACTTCGCCGAGGTCGAGGACTACCTCCGCCAGCTCTGCGTCGACTTCGACGTGCGGCGGATCCTCGTCGACCCGTTCACGATGATGCGGTCGATGGTCCTCCTGCGGGAGGAGGGCCTCCCCGTCGAGGAGTTTCCCCAGGGCGACGCCCGCATGGTCCCCGCCTCCCAGACGCTCTACGACCTCGCCCTCGAGGGCCGCCTCCGCCACGGCGACGACTCGGACCTCCGCCGCCAGGCCGACAACGCCGCCGTGCGGGAGACGGCCCGGGGCTGGCGGCTGCACAAGCTCAAGAGCACCGGCCATATCGACTCGATCGTGGCCCTCGCCATGGCCGCCCACACGGCCGAGCAGGACGCCGCCACCGGGGGCGACGACCCGTCCGTGTGGGTGTTCTAGAACCTAGAAACTAGAAACTAGAGATCGGGCCGGGCGCGCCTCGGCCCGAGGCAGGACCGGGGCCGAGGGCACTTCACCGTGTACGCGTGGCCGGCCGGAGCCGGCCCAAGCGGGCTCGGGGGGACCGAGGCCCTCCCGCCTGCGCCGCACTCGCCCGCGTCGGGCGAAGACGGGGACGAGCCTACCGCGGGGGTATGACAGTCACCCGCCCTCGCGGGCGACGCCGGGTTTCATCATGAGGACGAGACTCGTCGGCGGCGCCGTGGTTCCACTTGCCGGTGAGGTCGGCGAGGACTAGGCCCTCGGGCGCGTCGCCGAGGGTGGCGCCGACCATGGAGCGGGTGAAGGCGCCGAACACGAGGTAGGTGCGGATGTCGTCGACCTCGACGAAGCCGGCGACGACGGGCGTCGTGGGCCCTGCCCGCTCGGCGTCCCGCCGCTTGCGCCGCGAGGCCTTACCCACGGCCCCGGCCGGGGACGATCGCGGTGGTGAGGCACTCCCCGGAGTCGCCGTCATAGACGTAGAGGCGGACCTCCTCGCCGGTCGCCTCGGCGTGGGCGAGGGCGGCGGTGCCGTGGGCCTCGGCGACGGCCTCGATCCCCCGGGGGGACCGGAGGGGGCCCTCGAGGATCAGGAGGTCGCCGGCGGGGTCGGCGGCGATGGAGCAGAGCCGGACCCACAGCGCGCCCGGCGCGAGGCCGGGGGCCACCCGCTCGACATGGATCACAGCCGTCCCCACGGCCCGCCACCCTACCCCGGGGGCGGGTGACCGGTGAGCCAAGGATGGGGCCCGTGGCTTCCTGGCTCGAGCGGGCGACGACCTCGACCGTGGTCGTGCACACGGCGGACGGCCGCTCGCTGCGCGGGGTGCTGGCCGGCGTCTACCGGGACGAGCTCGTCCTCGCCCACGCCTCATACCTGACCATCGAGGGCCCCCGGGAGCTCTCCGGCGAGGTCGGCGTCCCCCGGGAGATGGTGGCGTTCGTGCAGCGACTCGACGGGGCGGCGCCGTGACGGTCCTCGTCACCCCGGACGGCCTGCGGCGGGCGGCGCCGCCGGCGAGTGGGTCGTTCCCGTTCCCGGCGCCGTCGCCGGCCCGGGCCCTCCCCTCGGCCGGCTACGTGCCGCTGCTGTCCCGGGAGGAGCTCGGCGCGACCTACGAGGCGATGTGGCGCCGCCAGCCGTGGGTGTACGTGTGCGTCAACAAGCTGACCCGCGGCCAGGCCCGCCTGCCGCTGAAGGCGTTCCGCTATCTCGACGAGGAGGGGGCGCGGGGCCGGGCCCGGGGCCACCCGCTGGCCGAGCTCCTCGCCCGGCCGTTCCCGCGGGCGTCGGGGTGGACCCTGAAGGCGGCGTGGTCGTGGAGCCTGGCGGTCCACGGCAACGCCCTCGTCGTGAAGGTCCGCCCGGCCCGGGGCGCGCCGCCGGCCGAGCTGTGGCCGATCCCGTGGCGGCGGGTCGAGACCGTCGGCGACCCGTCCGGGTTCGTCGACCATTTCGTGTTCCACGGCCCGGGCGACCGGTGGCGCATCCTGCCCGAGGACGCCGTGCACTTCTCGGAGACGCCCGGGCTGGTCGGCGTGTCGCCCATGGAGCCGCTGCGGGTGACCCTCGGCCTCGAGGACGCCGCCCAGCGGTGGGCGGCGGGCCACTTCGCGAAGGGGGCCTCGCCCGGCGGCCTGTTCCGCACGGCGCGGAAGCTCGACGACAAGTCGGTGCCCCGCCTGCGGGCCGAGCTCGACAAGCTCTACGCCGGCGTCGACCAGGCGGGGAACTACGCGATCGTCGACCAGGACCTCGACTTCAAGGAGGTCATGCAGTCGGCCGTGGACACGGCGCTGATCGAGCAGCGGAAGCTCTCCCGGGAGGAGGTCGCCGCCGCCTACGACATCCCCCCGCCAGTGATCGGCATCCTCGACCGGGCCACGTTCTCGAACGTGACCGAGCTCCACAAGGCCCTGTACGTCGACACGCTGGGGCCCCGCCTGACCCTGGCCGAGGAGACCCTGATGGCGCAGCTCGTCGGGCCGGAGCCGACATGGGACGGCGTGTTCATCGAGCACGACCTCGGCGAGGTCCTCAAGGGCGACCTCGAGGCCCGCGCCCGGGCCCACCTGATGTTCCAGCAGTCCTCGACCCTGACGGTCAACGAGCGGCGCGCCCTCGAGAACCGGCCGCCCATCCCACACCCGGACGCCGACACGGTGCTGATGCCGGTCAACATGGTGCCGATCGGCGCGTCGCCCGCCGACGTGGAGACCCGGGCCCGCGCCGCCGTCGCTCTCGGCCCGGCCCCGGCGCCGCCGGTCCCGGCGCCGAACGGTGACGCCGGCGGCGTCCGGTGACCTTCCCGATCCTCGCCCTCGACTTCGACGGGGTGCTCCACTTCCTACGAGTCGGGCTGGCGGGGTACGGACGTGATCCCCGACCCGCCCGTCCCCGGCGCCGTCGAGTTCGTCCGCGCCGCCGCCGGCCGGTTCCGGGTCGTGGTCGTCTCGTCCCGCTGCGAGGCCGACGCGGGCCGGGAGGCGATCCGGGCATGGCTGGCCGGCTGGGGGTTCCCGGAGGTCGAGGTGTCCGCCCACAAGCCGGCGGCGCTGGTCACGCTCGACGACCGGGCGGTGACGTTCGACGGGACGTGGCCGGACCCCGCCGAGCTCGCCTGGTTCCGGCCGTGGCACGCCCGGCCGCTGTGGCCGGCGGGTGACGCCGCGGACGGCGGGTGACGCGGCCCGTAGCGTCACGCCCCGTGGAGCGCAAGCGCTGGCCCGCGTCGTTCAAGGCCGCCGACGGGGCGGTGCCGGGCACCTTCGAGGCGATCGTCTCCGTGTTCGGGAACGTCGATCTCGGCGGCGACCGGATGGTGAGGGGGGCGTTCGCCCGGACCCTCGAGGAGCGCGGCCTCCCGCCGATCTACTGGAACCACGACTGGCGCCTCGGGCCGATCGGGCAGACGGAGGCGGCCGACGAGCGCGACGGGGGCCTGTGGGTGAAGGGCCGCCTGTTCGTCGGCGACGACGTGGCCGACCCGACGGTCCGCCGCCTACACGCCGGGATGAAGGCGGGCGCGATCCGCGAGTTCTCGTTCGCCTACGAGGTCCGGGAGGCCCGCTCGGTCACGGAGGAGGGCGAGGAGATACGCGAGCTCCTCGACGTGGAGGTCTACGAGGTCGGCCCGGTGACGGTCGGCATGAACCCGGACACGGAGCTCCTCGAGGTCGCCGGCGCCGGCCGGCAGGCCGGCGCCAGGAAGCGGGCCGTCGCCCCACACGGCACGGCGGTCGTAGACGAGGCGTGGGACGGGCCCCGGGCGGTGCGGGAGGCGGCCCTGCCGGGGGACCTGGCGATCTTCGCGTGGGTCGACCCGGAGCGGGAGGAGTCGAAGACGGCCCACAAGCTGCCGCACCACTGGCCGGCGGCGGTGCGGTCGGGCCGCCCGGCCGTGTTCCGGGGCGTGGCCGCCGCCATGGGCGTGCTGCTCGGCGCCCGCGGCGGGGCGGACATCCCGGGCGCCGACCGCCGCGGCGTCTACAACCATCTGGCCCGCCACTACCGCGACGCCGACCGGGAGGCGCCGGAGTTCCGGTCGTGGGCGCCGGCCGAGCTCGAGGGGGCCGGCTTCGACGCCGAGGCGGCGTTCGCCTCCGGCGCCGTCGTCGACCTCGGCGCCGCCCTCCTCGAGGCGATGGGCCGCCACCCGGCGGCCGGGAAGCACGAGGCCGCCCCGGGCCACATCCAGGCCGCCCACGACGCCCTCGTGAAGGCCGGCTGCAAGTGCGACCCGGGGAACGCCGGCGGCGGCGGCGACGACGGGAAGGCCGGCGCGGGGGCGCCGGGTGACGCGGGCGGCACGATCGACCGGACACGAGTCGTTGACCTGCTGGCGAAGACCCGGTGGGAGGAGGGCTAGGCGATGGACCTCAAGGAGCAGGCCGCGGCGGTCCGCCGGGAGCTCGACGCGAAGCAGGCGGCGGCGAAGGAGGCGTGGGCCAAGTTCGCGAAGGCCCGCCAGGACATGGTCGACTCCGGCGTCGACCTGTCGAAGGACAAGGACGCCTTCGGCAAGCTCGACGACGCCGGGAAGGCCCACGACACGATCGCCGACGAGATGAAGGACCTGGAGGCCCGCTGGGCCCGCCTCGTCGACCTCGACCGCCAGGACGGCGACGGCGACGGCAAGGGCGACGGCCGGCCCGGGTTCCTGCCTGGCGGCGGGAAGGGCCCCGCGGCGCCCGGCCTCCCCGCCGGCCGCTCCGTCGGCGGCCGCCTCGTCTCCTCCGAGCAGTGGAAGTCCCTCAAGGCGGGCGGCTCGTTCGAGAACCCGGACATCCCGATGGGGACCACGCCGGGCATCAAGCTCCTCGACCGGGCCGAGCTCAAGACGCTGATCACGGGGACGAGCGACACGTCGGCCGGCGCGTTCGTGGAGCCGGACCGCCAGGCCGGCATGGTCGAGCTCGCCCGCCGGCCCCTCGTCGTCTCCGACCTCGTGAACGTGGGGACGACCGACAGCGACCTCGTGGAGTGGGTCGAGCAGACGTCGCGGACGAACGCCGCCGCGGAGACCGCCGAGGCGATCGCCACCGGCGACGCCTCGGGCGCCGCCCCCGAGTCCGCGGCCGCCTGGGCGGTGAAGAACACCGACGTGCGGGACCTCACGCACTTCATGCCGGCGACGAAGCGGGCCCTGGCCGACGCCGGCCAGGTCGCCAGCCTGATCGACACGGAGCTCCGCGACGGGGTGCGGGAGCGTCTCGACGGCCAGATGGTGAACGGCAACGGGATCGCACCCAACCTGCGGGGGGTGCTCAACGCCGCGGGCATCCTGACGCAGGCCCTCGGCCTCGACACCCGCTCCGACGCGATCCACAAGGCGATCACCCTCATCCGCCTCGGGTTCTTCGAGCCGACGGCCCTCCTGATCCACCCGTCCGACTGGGAGCAGGTCGTCCTCGAGAAGGACAGCACCGGGACCTACGTCTACGGCCCGCCGTCGGCGCCGTCGAGGTCGTCGATCTGGGGCCTGACCCCGGTCGTCTCCCCGGTGATCGCGGCCGGGACCGGCCTCGTCGGCGACTTCCGCCGCGGGTCGACGCTGTGGCTGCGCGAGGGCCTCTCCGTCGCCATGAGCGACAGCCACTCCGACTTCTTCACGCGCCGCATGGTCGCCGTGCTGGCCGTCCTGCGGGCCGCGTTCGCCACCGTCCGCCCGACCTGCTTCGCGACGGTGACCGGCATCTGATGGGTGCGCTGCCCGGTCTGCGGCGAGGAGGCCTGCCGGGAGCGCTGGCTCGAGGGCCTGGTGGCCCGGCGCCCGGGGGCGGCGATGGGTGAGTGGGCCTCGACGGAGCACGTGTGGGGCGTCGACGAGCTCGGTCGCCGGGTGCTGGTCTACGCCCCGGGCGACCCCGTCCCCGAGGAGGAGGCCCGCCGCCAGGGTCTCGTCGGCGGGAAGGCGAAGGCGGCCCCGGAGGAGACCAAGCATCTCGAGGCCCCGCCCGAGACGAAGACGCCGCAGGGCCCGCCGGCGCGGCCGAGCCGGAAGGGCACGGTAACGAGGAGGCGGTCCTAGATGCCGTACGACCCGACGAAGAACGCGTGGGCGACCTCGGCGGCGATCGCCAGCCTGACGGACAGCTCGGGCGGGACCGCCGACAACACGATCGCCGCCATCGGCGCGACCTACAGCCAGGCGGAGGTCCGCGACGGCCTCGCCGACCTGGCGGCGAAGGTCAACGCCATTCTCGCCGCGCTCCGCGCGGCGGGGATCGTCGCCTCGTAGCCCCCGAAGCGGGGGTGACGGCGGGGGGAGGCTGGCCCCATGGACCGCCTGCTGCGTGACTTCGGCGGCGCCGTCCGGCTCGAGCTCCGCGACGCCGCCGGGACCCTCGTCGACGCCACGGGGCCGGTGACGGCGGCGGTGACCGACTCCGCCGGCGCCGCCATGGCCGGCTCCCCGTTCATCGCCACGAAGCCGACGGGCACGACCGGCACCTACGACGTAGCGGTCCCCGCCGCGGCCGCCGCGGTCCTCGACACGTACGACGTGCGGTGGTCGGCGACGCTGGCCGGCCAGGCCGTGGCCCCGCGGTCCCGGTTCGAGGTCGTGGGCGGGTTCCTGTTCACGGTGGCGGAGCTCCGCGCCGCCGACCCGGTCCTCGCCGACACGGCGAAATACCCGCAGGCCGCCCTCGAGGCGGCGAGGGAGGCCGCCGAGGAGCGCCTCGAGGAGCTCTGCGGCGTCGCGTTCCGGCCCCGGGGGGCCCGGGAGACCCGCAGCGGCGACGGGACGGCCCGCCTCCTGCTCGGCGAGGTCGAGCCGACCCGGCTGGTGTCCGTCTCGATCGACCGGGGCGCCGGGCCGGTGGCGCTGACCGCCGAGGAGGTCGCCGACGTGCGCCTCGAGCCGTGGGGCGAGGCGGTCCGCCTCACGAAGGGGGTATGGGACCGCGGCGTCCGCAACGTCGCCGTCCTCTACGAGCGGGGCGTCGCCCTGGCCCCCGAGCCGGTGCGGCGTGCCGCCCTCACCCTCGCCAAGGCGGCCCTGATCCGCTCCCCGGTGCCCGACCGGGCCACCGCCGAGTCGACGGAGGCGGGCACGATCCGCTACTCGATCGCCGGGCGGGACGGGCCGACCGGCTACCCCGAGGTCGACGCGGTGGTCGAGCAGTTCGGCCGGACGGTCCCGGCCGTCGGCTGATGGCGGCGACGTCGCGGGTGGGCGCCGCCCAGGACGCCCTCAAGGCGGCGATCGCCGCCCGGCCGGGGCTGGCCGGCGTCCCAGTCGACGTCGGGTTCCCCGCGCCGACGCCGGCCCCGGAGCACGTGTGGCTGTCCGGCCACGTGAACGAGTGGACGACGGCCCCCGAGACGACGGCCGGCTCGGCCGGCCTCGGCCCCCGCGACGAGCGCTTCACGCTGGTCGTGAGGGTCTACGTGTTCCGGGCCGGGCCGGAGTTCCTTCCGCTGCGGGACCGGGCCCTCGCCATCCGCGCCGAGGTCGAACAGGCGGTCGCCGCCGACCCCCTCCTCGGCGGCGCGGTCGCGCTCGCGTTCCCGGCCGGGGGGCGGATGGACGAGGCCGTGCGCGACGAGGGCCGGGAGGTCGGCGTCGAGGTCCTGGTCTCCTGCCGGGCCCAGCTCGCCGGGTGACGCGACCCGTAGCGTCGGCGCCGTGGCCGCCTACCGGGTCTTCGAGCAGGTCCGCCTCGAGACGCACCACCCGCTACTCGGCCAGGTGGCGGCCGCCTTCAAGGCCGGCGAGGTCGAGCCGAAGAGCGAGCAGGAGGAGGCCGCCCTCGGCCTCCTCGTCGAGGCCGGCCTCGCCGAGGCCCTCCCGGAGCGCGCCGGCCGGCGCCGAGCGAAGGAGTAGCGGATGGGCTTCCAGCGGGGCCTCGCCCGGGTCGGGCTGGCCAAGCAGGCCGCCAAGGGGACGGCGGTCACCCCGCCGGCGTTCGCCTTCGGGGTGGCCGGCGGGACGGTGTTCCAGGCCGAGATCGACCAGGACCGCGAGGAGCTCACCCTGTCGGACGCGCTCGTCGCGCCGGCCGCGGTCCGCTCCGGCGTGGTGCCCGGCGCCGATTTCCCGACCCGGGCGTTCCCCCGGTCCCTGGGCCTGCTCCTCCTCGGCGCCCTCGGGACCGACGTGGTGACCGGCACGACCCCGAACTTCACGCATACGCTGACCCCGGCCACCGACGTCCCCTACCTCACCTTGACCGGCGAGCTCGGCGGGTTCGCCGCCCAGGTCCGGGACTGCAAGGTCGGCGAGCTCGAGATCGCCTGGGACGGCAACGACCCCCTCGAGGTGTCGGCGTCGCTGGTCGGGACCGTCCTGTCGTTCCCCGGCTCGTTCGGGACCCCCGGTACCGACGACCAGCGGGCCCAGACCCTCACGCCGTGCGGCGGGACGTTCCTCCTCGACGCCGGCTCGGGCACCCCCGTCGCCGCGCCGATCCGGGCCGGCACGATCGGGATCGGCAACAACGCCGAGCCGGTCATGCTGTCCGGCGACGCCCAGCCCGGCGACGTGTTCGTGGGCGCGAAGGAGATCGACGCGTCTCTGACGATCGTCCCCGACAACCTCAACGAGTGGCGGAAGGTCCTCACCGGCTCCGCCGGCGGGGCTGCCGTGTCCTGCCTGCCGGTCTACGGCAGCTTCGACGTCCTGTTCCAGATCGACGCCAACACAAGCCTCCGGCTCGCCGCCGGCCGGGTCGCGTTCGTCACCGACTTCCCCGAGGCGGACCCCGGCGGCGGGCCGGCCGAGCTCGAGCTCGCCGGCCCCGTCGTGTCGCCCGCGTCCGGCGCGGCGCTGACCGCCACCCTGAAGAACTCGGTCGCCTCCTACTGAGGCGGCGTCCCCGGCCCCGGGGCCGACCCGCCGGCGAGCCGCACAGCGGGAGCCGGCGGCGGCGGGAGGGGCGGGCCCGGAGGGACCAACGAGCGAAGGAGGTGCACCGTTGTTCGCGCTGCGGCTGCGGGTCCACATGAACGGCGGCCCCGGGCGGGAGGTCGTCACCGCCCCCGGCGACTTCGTCCGCCTCGAGCGGGCCTACGGCATCAAGGCGACCGCCCTCTCCGAGCCGGCCGCCGAGTGGCTCAACTACCTGGGCTGGTCGGCGCTGCGCCGCACCGGCGAGTTCGCCGGGGACTTCGAGGCGTTCCTCGAGCAGGTCGTCGACCTCGAGACCCTCGAGGTGCCGGGCCAGGGGGAAGCGGCCGCGGGCGCACCGCCCGCCTCGTCGCCCTCCTCGCCTACGAGCGCGGCCTCTGCGCCCACGGCCTCATGAACGTGGACGCCGACGTGTTCGAGGAGCTCGTCGCCGTGCGGGAGGAGGAGCGCCGCCGGCGGCAGCGGGAGAGGCTCCTCGCCGCCGCCAAGCGGAACCAGGCCAGGCGCTCCCGCCGGGGGCGGGGGCGCCGCTGATGGCCCGCCAGGAGCACATGCGCGTAGTCGTGAAGGGCCTCGCCGAGGCGATCCGGGCCCTCAAGGCGGCGCCCGACGACGTGCGCCGCGCCCTCCCCCGGGCGCTGCGGGAGGCGGCCGCCCCGGCCAAGGCGGACGCCGCCGCCCGGGCGCCGCGCCGGGACCAGACCCTCGCCGGGTCGATCCGCCTGCGGGCGAACCAGAAGGGCGCCCAGGTCGGCTCCGCCCTCCCCTACGCCGGGGTCCTCGAGTTCGCCCACCGCGGCAAGTACGCCAGCCTGTCGCAGCGGTGGGGGCCGCCGCCCCGGTTCCTGATCCCCGCCGTCGAGGGCCGCGCCGCCGAGATCGAGGCCCGGATCGGCCGGGACGTCCAGGCCGTCCTCGACCGGGCCTTCCCGGAGGGCCGGTAGGTGGCCCGCGCCGGCGTCTACATCTCGGTCATTGGCGACGCCGACCAGAGCGTCAAGGCGTTCAAGGCGGCGCAGGGCGAGCTCGAGAAGCTCGCCAAGACCGCCGAGCAGACGGGGACCTCGGCCTCGTCGAAGCTCAAGGCGTTCTCCGACCGGGCCGGCGAGGTCGGCGACAAGATGCAGGACGTCGGCAAGAAGATGAGCGTCGGGCTCACGCTGCCGATCGTCGCCGCCGGCGGCGCCGCCTTCAACCTGGCGTCGGACCTCAGCGAGTCGATGAGCAAGGTCAGCGTCGTCTTCGGCGACAGCGCCAAGTCGGTCGAGAAGTGGGCCGACGACTCCGCCCGGGCCATGGGCATCTCGGAGCAGCAGGCCCTCGAGGCGGCCGGCACGTTCGGGAACCTGTTCTCGGCCATGGGGATCGGCCAGCCGGCGGCGGCCGGCATGAGCCAGAAGATGATCGGCCTCGCCGCCGACCTCGCCTCGTTCAACAACGCCAGCCCGGAGGACACGCTCCTCGCCCTGCGCTCCGGCCTCGTCGGGGAGACCGAGCCGCTGCGCAAGTTCGGCGTGAACCTCAACGCGGCGCGGATCGAGGCGGAGGCGTTCGCCCTCGGCCTGGCCAAGCCGGTCAAGAACGCCGAGCTCATCGCGGAGGCCCGCGTCAAGACGGAGCAGGCCACGGCGGCGGCGGCGAAGGCCGAGCGCGAGTACGGCAAGGACTCGGCCGAGGCGGTCAAGGCCCGGGCCGACGCCACCCGGGCCGAGGCGGCCCTCACGAAGGCCATGGCCGGACAGAAGGTCGAGCTCGACGCCGGCCAGAAGGCGCAGGCGGCCTACTCGCTGATCATGAAGGACACGACCCTCGCCCAGGGCGACTTCGCCCGCACCTCGGGCGGCGCCGCCAACCAGCAGCGCATCCTCATGGCCGAGGTGAAGAACATGGGCGCCGAGCTCGGGACGAAGCTGATCCCGATCGGACAGAAGCTCATCGGGGTCGTCTCCGGCATCGTCGAGTGGTTCTCGAACCTGTCGCCCGGCGCGCAGGACCTCATCGTCAAGGGCGCCCTCCTCGCCGCCGCGATCGGCCCCGTGGTCGGGTTCGTCGGGACCCTGATCAAGGTCGTGCAGGGCCTGTCGGCGGCGATGGCGTTCCTGGCAGCGAACCCGATCGTGCTCGTGGTCGCCGCCGTCGCCGCCTTGGCCGCCGGCCTGTTCATCGCCTACCAGAAGTCGGAGACGTTCCGGAACGTCGTGGACGGCGTGTTCAACGCGGTGAAGGGGATTGTCGAGGCGACGATCGGCTTCGCCCTCGGCGTCATCCGCGGCGCGTGGAACTGGATCAGCGACAACTGGCCCCTGCTGCTCGGCATCCTGACCGGGCCCATCGGCCTCGCCGTCGCCGGGATCGTGACCCACTGGGACACGATCAAGGCCGGATTCACCGCTGTGAAGGACTGGATCGGCGACCGGATCGGCGACGTCGTCGGGTTCTTCACCGGCCTGCCCGGCCGACTCGCCCGGGCCGCCGCCGGCGCCTTCGACTGGTTCAAGGACCTGTTCCTCGCCGCCTACCGGTCAGTGCGGCAGCTGTGGAACTCAATCGACTTCACCCTCCCGGAGATCGACCTGCCCGGCCCGCTGGGGAAGATCGGCGGCCAGACCATCGGTCTGCCCGACCTGCCCGCCCTCGCCGCCGGCGGCCGGGCCGCCGCGCCCAGCTGGGCGGTCGTCGGCGACCGCGGCCCGGAG